ATCAGCAGGCAAAGTGGGAGAATCAGTGGGAACCTCGGCAGGCGCCTCGGCAGGCTTGGCCGGGTCCTCGGGAGTGATGGCGGTCTCGTCCATGGCAAATCCCCGATGTCAAACCGAGAGGCCGAGCAACATCTCGGTCTCACTCACCCAGGCGTGGTCGCTCTGGGAGGTCTTCACGTTCTGAACAAAGATCCCGCCGTAAGTCATCGAGGAAGACCACTGCCCGCCAATTGAGGGAAGCGCGGCCAGAAGCTCTCCCTGGACGCTCTGCATGGTGGCCAGTGCGTCAGCCCCGAGCAGGGAGGGGCTCTCGATACGGAGCGTGATGGTGGCCTTGTAGACCCCGCCCGCGACATGATCGAGGCTGCCGCAGGCGACGATCAGATTCAGACTCTGGGGTGCCAGGATGTCGTAGCCGGTGCCGGTGTAGATCGACCCGATGGCCGGATCGGTCAGAAGCGTGGTCAGGGCGGCCACCAGGGCCTGCTCGATCTCGAGGGGATTCATATCAGCTCCACTCCGCCTGGACGACGTGCTCGCGGGACTGAGGTGCCCCGGTCGCCGGGATGCACGAGGTCACGACATAATAACGGCCCGAGGCCGTGGTGATCCGCTCGAGCGGTGCCGGAGCCGGGGAAATCGTCGCGGGCATGCGGATCTTCCAAAGCTGCTTGGTATGGAACCCGCCGGTCGCCAGATCGAGCGACGGTGCATCCGGTGAAATGAGGACCCTCACGGTGGCACCCCGGAACTCAACATCGACCCCCATGAGGTCAAACCGCTGGGCGGCGGCCTTTCCGGCCTGATAGCTGAGCGCGGAGCGTTGCATGGTGACCAAGGCTCCGTGTCAAAGAGGAGGCAAGCATCCCCCTAAATGCGAAGGGGCCGCCCGGACTCGAAACCGGACGGCCCCCCCGACTATGCACTCAACCAGAGTGGTGGATTAGCCAAGCAGCACCGCAGTGTGCTCGGGCTTGAAGACCGTCACGCCCCATGCCAGGGAGACATGGTAGGTGACCATGCGGAAGCCGGGGTAAGCGGCCACCTCGAAGGCCAGACCGCTGCGGTCGTCGACGACCACCTCGCGGAAGATCGCAAGATCGCCCTCGGCGGGGAGCATCGGGAGGCGGGTCGCCAGCACGATCGCATTCCGGCTGAAGCCGACGTTGCGGGCGCTGGTCGCGATCACGGTGATCGCACGGGTGGCGGCGGACTGGGCAACCTGAAGACCCGGAGCCGCGATGGTGATGGAGTCACCGGAGGCGGGGTTCGAGCCAGCGAAGCTGACGCTTGTCACGACGTACTTGTTGGAGTCGTTTGCCAGGGTGATGATGTCACCGGCTGCGACCACTCCCGTGCCAGCCGTGGCCAGCGGGAGGACAGTCTGTCCAACCGTGAGGGCGGCGTTGGTCGTGGTGGCGGAAGCCATCGCTCCGGCGGCCACGGTGGCGACCTGGGCGGACTCGCGGAACTTGAACCCGTTGAGGTCGAGGATCACTCCCTGCGCCGTGAGGTCGCCGTTGAGCGAGGTGTTGGCGTTGAGGGGGTTGTTGAGCAGGGTGCGGATCGAAGCACCGGCCGTGGTGTTCATCACGAGCGACCTGTCGCTCGCGGGGGCACCGTTGTCGTCCAGAATCTTGCGGATCTGGGCGGACTCGCCGAGGTTCGTGGCAAACGGGGTCGTGCCCGCCGTGCCGTAAGCGCGGCTCGCGCCCTTGTAGGCGGCGGCGGCGATGTCGGTCTCGACTTCGTTCACCGCAGCGCGGAGCGCCTGGGCGATCTGGTCCTGACGGATATTCAGATATCCGGGGCCCTGATTGACCGAATACTGCTCCTCACCGCTCCAGGAGAACGGGAAGGCGCGGGTCTTCGTGATGGTGAGGCTCTTGTTGCTCACGGTCTGGTCGGCCTGCGAAGGCAGGGACATGCCAGCGGAGATATTCAGCCCGGCGCTGTTGGCCTGGGTGACAGGCGTGCGGAGGGTCTGGTTCAGGGCGACGCGGTCGACCTTGGCGTCGCGGGCGACGGCGGGGATGAAGCCGACGAGCTCGCGCGACACGACGTCGAGCGCCGCGTAGACGTCAGGGATGAGGTTGCTCAGGGTGTTGGACATGATGTGTGGGGACTAGGTGTGGGTGTTGATGGTGGACTGATTAATCTTGGATTTTCCCGCCTTTGCGGATGAACGCGCTGCGCTCGCCGTGCGGGAGGGAACGGAACTCGCCCAGCGTCATGGTCATGACGGCGGCGGCAGGGGGCTCGACCCTCGCGGTCGCCACCGAAGGGGCGACGCCAAGGGAGCGCTCAAGGTTCAGAAGTGCTTCCTCGGCCACCCGGGCACGCGCCTCAAGCGCGGTCGCACGGGCCTCGGCCATCTCGGCACGGGCGGTGAGGTCGGAGAACTTCGCGGCAATCGAGGTGGCGGCAGTCGCCAGCGCGGCGGCATCGGCCACTCCTGCGCCATCGACGGGAGCCTCGGAAGACTCGGCGGGGGCCTCGGATGATTCGGAGGTCTCTTCCTCGATGGTCTCGTCAGCGACGGCGGGCTCCTCGGAAGGGGTCTCCTCGATCACCGGGGTCTCGACGGCCGTGGAATCGGCGGAAGCGGCGGCAACCTGGGCGGCTTCCTCCTCGGGGCTCTCGGGGAGCTCTTCGTTATTGGCAGGGGTGTTTTTCATGCTCTTCGAGCGGAAAGTGTCAAACCGTGCCCTCATTTCCCCCTGCGTGAGGGAGGCCATCGCCACCGGGGCGTCAGTGATCCCATCGGCAAAGCCAAGGGCCACGGCCTCGAGGGAGTCCATCCAAGTCTCTTGCGCCAGCATCTCCTTGAGCTGCCCCTCGTCCATGCCGGTCTTCTGCTGATAAACGGAGAGGAGGCCGCGCTCGAACTTCTCAAGGATGTCGGCGTCCTTGCGGAGGTCACTGGCATCCCCCATGGAGACGGTGCTGGCCCGGTGGATCATCATCATGGCCCCGTCGGCCATGTAGCACTTCTCGGCGGCGCAGGCGATGACGCTGGCCATGGAGGCCGCGAGCCCGTCGACCCATGCGGTGAAGCCTCCCGTGTGGCGCTTCAGCGCGGAGATAATGGCCTGTCCGTCGACGATGGATCCTCCGGGGGAGTTGATTCGGAGGTTGAGGTGTTTCCCACTGAGGGCTTGGAGTCCCTTGATGAATTCCTTGGCAGAAACGCCCCAACCGCCGATTTCATCGTAGATCTCAACGTCCGCGGAGTCTGTGGTCTGATTAGTGACGGCATACCAGGTCTTGTTCATGCCCCCTTGCGGGGTGTCAAACCGCTTAGCAGGCAAGAACCCGACGGCCGAGCTTGTAAGCGCGAACCTTGGACTCCTGGGCAAGGCTTCCCAGAACCTGAATGTCCCCCTGATCGGTCGATCCCGCACAGAGCTGGTCCACGGCCCCCTGAAGCTGGGACTCTCCCCGGAGCAGGACGGCAAAGGGATCGCGGTCAGGCATGAGCGACAAGGCCCCGAGCAGCTCGAGCGCCTGCTGCTGGATGGCCACGAGATCCGAGGCCGTCGGCATGGCCCCATTCCCGATCATGAGCTCGATGACGTCGTCGTAGGCTTCCTCATACGCGGCATAAGCCTCCCCGAGGAACTCGTGGTCGGCAAAGAAGGAGACCCCGCAGGCCAAGTGGTGGGCATTGTGGGCAAAGAGCTGAAGGCTCCGGAGCAGGGCGGCGAAGGCGGCTAGGTTCATGGATCAGGAAGGGAAGAGCCTCGGGAAGAGGGATCGGCGGTCGACGGCCACCGCCGAGTCGTCCTGGTCAGGCTCCTCGGCAGGGACGACGTGCGAGAGCGGCGACCCGGGGGCCGGTGGGAAGACCTCGAGCATGGAAAGGTCGACCCCTTCCTCGGAACCGATCTCGGTGACCCGCTTTTTCTTCCGGGCGTAATCCCTGATGATGTCGTCGGTCTCGCTGTCGACATCCTGGCCGAGTTCGGCGAAGTAGCGCTTCGAGCTGAGAAGGCCGCTGCGCACCAGATTCAGCCGCAGGGCTCCATCCCGGGCCGTGTCCACGGTGAGGCGCTGGGGAGCGATCCAGTCGCACCTCCACCAGTCGTCGCCGGGATACTCGAGGTCGCCCTTCTTGATGGCGCTCCAGACCCAGAATTTCCAGAAGCGGCGGCAATATTGATATTCCAAGATCTGGCGGATCTCGCTGAAAAAGACTTCGGCGTCCTGGAGCACATGGCGGGTGACCGATCCGGTCGCGCCGGTCATGTTCCAGAGCAACTCGGGAGGCATGCCGCAGCTCCAAGAGATGGAGCGGATCACAAACTCGGTCCACGGGGCGAAATTGGTATTCGGCCTGTCGAACTCGTGCGCCGTGAGCTTTTCGCCCGGCTTCAACTGCACATTCCCCACCCCACTGACCAGTCGGTCGAAGGTGATCTGTTCGTCGGGCAGCGTGCCTGAGGATCCCGTCCCGCCGTCACCGGCTGAAGTGCCGCCGAGGG